CCGTTGAAAAACAACAAGGAGAAATCATCTCCAGCGGCTTTGAATTTGTGCAGAACAACAGTTGTGTCTGCTGCTTCATATCCTGGTTTGAAGCTTTTTGTGAAAGTAAGGCCAGCGCCTTGGTAAAAACCAGTACTAAGTTGACCTGTTACAAACCGGTCTATTAGATTAAATCTTGTATCATCATACCAGGGGTTCGTGTATTCAATCACATTCGAACCTTCTTTTGTATTGGCAATAACATTCCTTAACGCCATTTGTTCGCCCATCATAAAAGTCACATCTCCGTCAGGATTTGCACCACCAGCAGTGGTTGTGAGTGTGACCAATGAATCTTCAGTGCTGGCTATGGTTCGATAGGCATAAATAGAATCCACAAATTCCATTCCCACGCCAGGTAGTACTTTCTCCCTCACTGAACCTCTATAACCCGCAAACCAGGGCATCACATAAGATAAAGGTGTGACATAAGTTTCAGCAGGGTCACTCAGGTAAGCAGGTGGGTGAACTGCACCACGGAAGAAGGGAATGGTACGGGTGTATTCAATGTACGAGTATATCTGTCCTGCATTTGCGCTTGTAATCGCAGGAAAAGAAACGACTTTTGAATAATTGTAGCCGTATCTCTTGATCATTGAACGTAAGGAATGTATGCGTTCACCAGCATAAATCATAGCCACTTTCTCTCCCATAGGCGGAGCTCCTGCAAGTGGTTGTAAGCCTTCCTCACCCTCAGGTGCTGCATTAGGTACCTCCGTATTGTCATCAGACATTGTAATGTCACCACTTTGTTTTGTGATAGCACTCTTGTTGGATTTAAGTGTCTCTGCGGCTTGAGGGGTAACGGTCAATCTCCTCACGTATTCGGTAGGCTCCCAAAACTCCATATCATGACAACTAATGGAGACAAGAATCCATATAGGATCAGCACTTGCATTTGAAGATACCAAAGCGTTGTTAACAGAGATTGTGAACACACCGTTGCATTGAGTATTAAAACCTGAAAAGGGGACAGTTGTGGCATACGGAATGCCAACCATCTGGCTAGTAGTCAAAGTTGCCAACCCTGCCTTCGGATTCATGTAGGGAATATCAATATAAAAATCTCGTTCCTCTGCAATATCCACGATGCGTGTTTGTACAATATTTGCCTCTGGTGGTAGGATGCCAAGCTTTGCATCATGGGAGCACGTCAGTCGGCCCTTGTGATAGCCAGATCCTACAATTTGTATACGATAGCGTACTGTACCCCTCCAAAATCTGAACATCGTTTGAACGGCACATGATGGTGTCATCACGATGGCATTTGTTGTGGCTGGAATGGTATATGAACCCACCCGATACATTGCCGGCATCACAGGGAAGCTGAGAACTACTGAATCATCGGCATCATTTTTCTTCCATTCAGCTCTGGTGATATAACTCTCTTTTCCACATAGGTAATTAATAGAAAGCTCATCTACATCTTCTATTCCAGCAACAGTTGGTGAAATCGTGACTTCATTCTTTACGGCCATGCTCAATGGTTGAGCAGTATCTACTGTATCAAAAGTAGTGAAATCACCTATATTATTGACTCGTCGTCGTTCATTGTTGGAAATCTCAATTGGTCGTGAATATCCAAGTAGATCAGCTGCCTGACCTATACCTTTAGCAGCAACCTGTGAGGCCATTGCCCAGGGTCCAACCCCAGGTATATTAACCAATTTGGATGAGGCAGATGCTACGATATTTGCAACCGTAGAAACAGGTTTCTTGGAAAATTCATCCATAGCACCAGCCTGTGGTAGAATCGATGAAACATTCTGGGAAGTAGGTCCACTTAGTTGGATATCTTCGCACCATGCATACATAGTGAATTGGACAGGATCAGTAGCACTAGCGTGATATAAATCCGTGAAACTCTTGATGAAAACAGTACCCAATGAGTCTGTTGTTGCGGTGTAAGATGTTAAATCCAAAGTATCATATTCGTAGAAGAAAGGTAATGTGAATTCCCCACCTTGTGATGTAGATGGGTCAATCCATAAATGCATTCTTTGACTCATTGGTATTTGGACTATAGGAGTCGAATCTGTCATATTGAAGAGAGCTGTGCTGGCTTTGTATCGTGGATAATAGGAAGCTAGAGCACGTCCCCAGTAAAAGTTATTGCCGTTAAGCAAAATTTTCACCTTCAACGTGCCACTAAAACTTCGATAATTACTCAAACGATTCGAAATTCTTGTGTTTTTCAACCACAAGTCCCATGGATCAATAGCTTGGTCAAGGGCAGCACCCACAGACCATTTGAACTTTGTAATTTCAACAGGACGTGCGAAAAATGATTTCCAATCAGTGGCTGGCTCAGCAGCAGCTGTACGAAGTTCATCCACCACAGTTCCTCGATCCACCTCGTATGATGGATTTTGGTCGTAGAACACTGTTATATTCTGATCTGTGACATTTGGTAAAGTACCGCTTTGTTTTGTTATTGTCGCGCCTCCTGGCGCTAACTCGAGAATGCGAGCTGCATTGCAAGGGTCAGAAATTGACTGCGTGGTCTGACCTGGCCACTTATGTAAGTTTTGTGTAAATGTATAATGTGAACATGGGGCTATTTAGACCTCCATGTAAATGTAAAATGTATAACTTTAAGACTAAACATAAAACTACCGTTGCCTTATTGGAATTGATCTAAATCCAGTGTGGCAATAGCATTAGCCATAGCTAGGTGAGGATTAAAAGCTGCTTGGACAAGCAGATAATATTCATCAGCAAGCGTAATGGTGTGGGCGGTTCCTACAAATGTAGGTCGTTGGACAAGATTCCAGGGAGGCAAATCGACCACACCGTGAACTGGTACAAGAAAAGATTTGATGACATCGATAACGTCATCATTAAGACCTTTTATCTTTC